TATATAACAATAAAAAATAACTCCTATGAAATTCCCATTTAGAAAATTTCAATAGAAGCTATTTTTAAGGGAGGTATTCAATTCATGAAAAACAATAAACAGTAACTAACTACAATATTATTGTATCATAATAGTACAACCATGTCAATAAAAATATTAAAATAAAAAAATAAAAATTTTAAAGAAAATGCTTTACAAATGTTATAAACTTTAGTATAATAATAAATGTAAGGAACACCTTACAAAATTAAATTTAAAACATATAAGCGCACATATCTTGTACAAAATGTATTAAACAAAATTCTTAAAACTCTAGTAAAAAGTCTTGACAAACTCAAAAGACTAGAGTATAATAAAAGCATAGGAAGGGATAACACTTCCGAAAGTAAAATACAAAAATATTTAATGAAAGAAAGAGGTAATGTAAAATGCTAAACTTAAAAGAACAATTAAAGAAAGACCAACAATTTGGATTTGATTTTATGGCTAACAGAGAGAGCGGAAAAATCAAAGATTGGAAAGACGAAATTGTTACAATCACAAACGTTGATTTAATGGAAAATGTAATAGATAAAATGACTGGAGAAGTTAAAGACTTAATAGTTTTCACTATCAAAGAGGACGACAATCATTTTTACTTCGGGGGAAACGCTATAACAAATATGTTTAGAGATTTCTTTGAGAAATACGGTAAAGAAGCAATACAAAACTTAGTTGAGAGTGAAGGCTTACAAGTTGAAGTATTAGGAAAGATATCAAAAACATTCAAGACTGAATATATAACATTAGAGATAAAATAAAATTTAATATATAAAGTTCACGTAGTACCTTAATAAAACAGAGATATCCAATTAGGGTATCTCTTTTTATGTGTATAGGTATAGATTGAAGGGTACGCACGGGGTAGAATCCGCCTTCACTATTGACGTTTGAATGTTGCGGAACGACCTATACATATACAAAGGGATATCAATATCTCTAATAAATTTTTAGGTGGTGATAATATGGAGCTTGATGAAGCTTTAGTAAAGATTACAGAGCAAAACGACACTATTGTATCTTTACAAGAAGAAATAAGAAGAAATAAAGAAGCCTTACAAGAGAAGGACAGAGAAACTCAAAGACTAAGAGAAAATAACATGAAGTTATTTCTAAAGGTATCGGGTGGCGAGGAACAAATCGAAGATGATGAAGAAATGAAGAAACCCAAAGTAAAACAAACTTTTGACGACTTTATAAAAGACTGGGATATATAGGGGGAATATGTAAATGGCAACTGGAAAGAAAACGAATGTCGAAGTAACTCAAGCGTTAGTAAATGACGTAGGGGGAGAACTTAAAGCAGAATTACAACCAATATTGGACGACCAAACAATGTCAACCGAGCAAAAGAGTAGAGCAATATCAAGTAAATTATTTGGTTATAGTGTATTAAAAAATGCTTTCATAGGTGCATTAGTCAATAAGGTATTTATGACTAGATTTTGGAGTAAAGCATGGGAAAATCCATTAAAAATGTTCGTTGATGGTAACATCACTTATGGTTACACTATAGAAGATTTATACGTGGACGCTTCTGACGCTGTTGATTATTCACAACACTTTGAGGGTGGCACAACTGAATGTGATGATATATTCAAGCTAGTAGACAACAAGGTTTACGCAAACTATTTATCTATCAACTTTGAAAAGAAATTTAAGACTACTATCAAAGACTTTGATTTAAGAAGGGCGTTTACAAGTGAGTACGGTCTAGGTGATATGATAAGTCAATTAATGGCTAAGAATACAAGGGGTCTATATAGATTAGAGTATAACTTATTAAAAGATATGCTAACTAAGTATATGAGTGGTATATCACAAAAAGATGTGGGAATGGGTACAAGTACTACACCAACTCAATTTATACAAGACAGTCAAGTAACAAAAGTTACTGGTGAAACTACGGCAGAGCTTATTGAAAATCTACTTTTAAATATCAGAATTTACGGAGAGCAATTCGAATTTGAAAGTGATAAATACAATAGTGCCGGCGTAATGCAATTTAGCCCTATGAGTGATACTGTAATAGTTACTACTCCACAGGTATACGGTCATATAGATAATTACTTAGCAAAAACTTATAACGAGGATAGAGTAAAAATATTAAATAAAATAATCCTTATTGATAGTTTACCTGACGTTAATGTAATTAAAAGCGGTGATAACGGAGAAACATCTTACACTAGCGACAAACCAATAGCTTTATTAATGGATTCTAAGTTATTACAGTTAAAACCTTCATTATTAGAAATGAGAGAAATTGAGAACCCGAACGCATTAGCTAAAAACTACTTCTTACATTTCCACGGTTTAGTAGGTATTGTACCATTCTTAAACTGTAAGATATTTACGGCTACTGAGGAACAATTACCAAAATTGGAGGGCTAGACAATGAAAGTTAAAGATTTATTAGGGGACGGTTACACCGTTCCCGTTGAAACAAACGAAGTAATAAAAGCCATGCTTAATAAAGTGGCTAAAGAATTATTTTATGATAATCATTACTCTCAAGGGTACGAAGCCATTACAAAGGGTGGTACACCTTTGGGGAACAAAGTCAATGAAGTTTTCTTTTTAGAGCAAAAGGAACAATCTTCTATGTTTGGAGATTTAGAGAATAATATATCCGAAAGTATTTCAGATAGTTCTATAAATATTCAAGCGTCATGTTTATTTAATGAACATGAGATAAAAAGAGCCGTTAGAGATGATTTAGATTTACAAGACATTTATGATAGAATGTTAAAAAATCTTAGAACTTCTCTACTATTACAAAGAAGAAAAGCATTTTTAAGCTCACTTACAGAGTATATGAATAACAATAATCTTAAAGTATTAAAAGGCTCTAAATTAAGTGATATTGCTTCAATTACAAAGTTAGGTTTTCAAGTACCTTCAATTGATTACAACATGGTAGGTAAAGAAATACAATGTTTTGAAAGTGATATAATTTGTTTAACTGATTTCAAAAAATTAGGTTTAATGCTTAATGAACATGACAACCCATTTATTAACTGGTTACAATATAACTCAATCATTGAGAATACATTACCGGTAAATGTTAATAGTGAAGCCGTAAATCCGGATATGGTAATGTTCGATAAGAGAGCTTTAAAAATCTTAGTTAATGATAGTCAATTCACTTATTTCTTTAATCCTAACTCATTAACTCATACAATCACATATACTGAAAATATAATCATTGCAACAAATCCAATCGCAAATGTTTGCGTATTGAAGGAAGAAGGGGGAGTATAGAACATGGCTACAATAGATTTATTAAGAGTAGACCAACAAATTTTTAATAATAGTTACGAACACGTCGCAGACTTTCAAAGTCCTAGCACTCAAAGATACTATTTTGATAATAAGGTTATTTCATCATTTAATAAAGATATTGTAGTCCAACCTTCAAGAATTAGCGTTACGTGTTCATATCCATATAGATACTTTTTAGATAATAGTATCAATTATGTTAGAGCCTTTGACAACTCACGTTATTACTACTATTTCATAACAGATATAATCTTTACGGCTCAAGCTAGAACAGAGTTATTACTTGAGTTAGATGTTTGGCAAACCTACCTGTGGAATTATTCTGTATTAGATAGTATCGTCGAAAGATGTCATGTTAGAAGGTGGAATGATGACGGAACGCCTACAAAGGAAAGTCTATACGCAGATGAAAATATTCCAACGGGTGAATATATAATGGAAAATGGAAATAGTGATTATAACATTGAAGCTCTTTCAGATACTGTTGTAATTGCTAGTACCGTACCTATAGGAATACTTACAGATAGCTCCGGTGGTGGTGGTACTACTCCACCTTCGGGTGAAGGTGATTGCGGAGATTGGACAAACGGAGTAATGTCAAGAAATGGCTTTAGATTTATGAAAGGCTATGAGGGATTTGGAGCATATCTATATAAAGATAGTGGGGGAGTTCCTACCATTGGTTATGGTGTAACTAAGTCAGAGCCTTCAATATTTGATGATTTAGTATCAAGACAACCAGTACCCGAGGAATACGCTTCTCAAGTTAGTTACAAATTAAAACAAACAGATTACGGAAAACCTATCGTAAATTTCTGTAAAGAGATTGGAATAACTAAGCAAAATCAATTTGACGCTTTATGTGATTTAGCATTTAATGCCGGCGTGGGTGCGGTAGTTGGTACACCTACTTATACTTCATTACCTAGTGCATTACGTAAAGACCCATTCAATGAAAGTTATATCCGCCCTATATGGGAAAATTATATTGTAAGGGACGCCGTGGGGAATGTACTTAATGGATTAAAAGCTAGAAGGAAAGCAGAGTGCGACATATACTTTAAGAATGTATATGAATTCAGACCAATAGTAACCATAAATCAGAATGGTTCATATGGTAAACCAATCACGGCTAATAACGGAAACGGTTGGCTTCCGGAATGTTCTACTAAACCCGAAGGACTTTATGTTGATAATAAAGCCGGCAACGATTGGCTAGTGCCTGTTACGGGGACTATAAGTTCTATGTACCCTTCTTATCCTTCCGGTGCGCCCCATAATGCCGTTGATATTGCTTGTCCCGAAGGTACACCGGTCTACGCTTCAAAGGACGGAGTAGTTAGAGTAAGGAAAGAGCTTACAACAAGTTATGGTAAATATTTAATTATAGCTCATGGGGAAAGTGATGTTGTTTACGCTCATAATAGTCAACTACTGGTAAACGAAGGGGATAACGTAAAACAGGGTCAAATGATAGCACGTTCGGGAAATACGGGAAACTCAACTGGCGCACATTTACATTGGGAAATACGTAACCCAAACGGTGAAGTAATTCAACACGGAGTAAAAACTGTTAACCCTATGCCAGGCTATAAGGTAGGACAAAAAGTATAAAGGAGTGATTACATGGGTGTTGATACTTGGGAAAGTAAAATAAATGATTTACCATATGGTCTATATTTATATTTAGTTGATAATGATAGCACAGGGTCAAGTGTTATAGGAGCTTCGGGGGATAATGTTTTCTCTTGCTTCTATGCTCCATATGTTAGAATTGAAGATTTAGAATATACACGTATTCCATATGATACGGTAAGGTTTGGTAAGGTAACGGAAGTAAGACCCGAGCTAACTTATGAACCTATGGTAAACAGAATAAAAGCTATAAAACACGGGAGTAGATTTTTTGATGTAAGACCAAAAGTATATAATGCTCCAATATCATTGGAAGGACAAAGAAGGTGGCAAAATGAAAGTAAATTGCATACCTATCCATACACATATTTAACTTTATTTGATGGGATTAATGAACCATTTAATATTAAACCCCAATACTGTAAAGGTAATAAAATGGATATTGGAGTTAAAATGTCATTAGATGATAAGCTTACAACTTCATTATTTATTCAAAACTATAAAGGGGATACTCACGGGAGATTTGAGGGTCTAGTAACTGGGTCTAACTTAGAATTACCAACGACATCAAGTAACTATGCAAATTTTATTTCACGTACTAGAAGTACATTACTTCAAAACTCTAAAAATATTCAAGAAAACTTTATTGTAAATAATGCCGTAGCAGAAAATAATTATGAAACGGCTCGAGATACTTCAATTTTAAGTGGTGGAGTAAATGGTCTTAGTAATATTTTAAGTGGTAACTATGCGGGTCTATTAGGTACGGGAGCTAATCTATTAGGGTCGGCAATTAGTGCCAACAATAGTTTATCGAACTCAAGAATGGTTAACGCTATGAATAAAAACATGGCTTTAAAATCATTGGTTAGTACAGTTGCAGACGCTAAAACAGTTCCTAATACTTTAATCTCAAAAGGTTCTGATATTATGTATGGATTACGTAATATGGAAAAGTATTTAAAACTGTTTAAGTTTAGGCAAAGAGATGAATACATGGAAGTTATAGGGGACTTTTTCGCCATGTATGGGTATGCACAAAATAGATTAATGGAAGTTGATACAAAGAGCAGACAATATTACAATTACATTAAAACAAAAGAAGTTAACATTTTAACTTCATCAATCCCAAACGTTTATTTGGATAAATTAAAAGCTATATATAATAATGGTACTACAATATGGCACGTTGATAATCCGGACGTACTACCATTAAATTATAGTAAAGATAATACAGAGGTGAGTGAATGATAATCGGGAGTAGAGCAGGTCATAGCAAAAACTGTTTAGGAGCTGTAAGCTTACGTAATGAATGGGCGTGTATGAATGTGTTGGAAAAAGAAGTAAATAAAATTCTTAAAGCTCATGGTCATACAATAATAGATTGTAATAGCTCCGCCAATACCGAAAATGGTGAGCTATCCGAAGGGTGTAGAAAAGCAAACGCCCAACACATAGATATATTTTTATCTTATCATATGAATGCTTCTAAAAAACATAACGCATACGGGACTGAATGTTGGGTACACCCTAACGCAAGAGCTTCATGTAAAGATATGGCTCAAAGAATATGTAATAATATGTCAAAATTAGGATTCTATAATAGAGGTGTAAAAACTGGTTTATTATACGAAATGAATAACGTAAATGCTCCTAACATAATCATAGAAACTTGTTTTTGTGATAATGAAAAAGATGTAAGTATATGGTCGCCTACACCATATGAGGTTATGGCAAGACATATTGCAAACGCCATTGACCCGTCAATACCTTTAGAAGAAAAACCGAAAAGGTGGCAAGTCAGAGTTTACGCATTTACTAGCAAAGAAGAAGCACAAAAATGCTCCGAGAGAATAACAAAAGAATTAAAAGTGTATAACGTGGTAGAGGAGATATAAAAGAAAATGGATGATTTAGTAAACTTAATATCAAACATAGGTTTCCCTATAGTGGCGTGTTTATTCATGTTTAACCAAAATCAAAAACTAACTGAAACTATAACAGATTTAAAAGTTACATTATCCGGAATAGAAAAGAGGTTGGAAGCATGGGAAAGAAAAGAAATATAAATAAAGTTTGTGCAGATAGAAGAGCTTTGCTCTTTCTATTGTACAAAAATCTAGCAACAAATGTTTTTAAATGGGAGGGACTACCGAATGGAATAGAAAGTAGGCATATAGAAAATTTTTTATTTGAACACGGTCAAGTCGGTTTCTATAATGATAAAAACTTAGGAATGATTTGTTTACCAATCTCAAATAGTGGGGAGCTAAATATTTATGGCGACCCAACAAAATTTTATATGTACTCTAAAAATGGAAACTATAGTAAAACAATTCCTAGTGATAAAGTTATTAGGTGTATGGATAATCCCAACCTAGTACCAACTAAGTTATATGTTAATTACTATGTTCAAGAAATGCTCGATATTGAAACGGCAATAAGAGCAAATTTAAGAAAACAAGTAAAACCTTATTTCGCTATTGCTACAGATAAAAATAAATATACCGTTAAAAGTATCATTGACGATTACGAGAACGGTGAGGACGTAGTAATAATAGATAAGACTTTAGGTGAAGATGGTTTTGACGGTTTAAAACTGTTAACGGCTAATGTTGAATATTTAGTGGATAAACTAAGAGCCGAAGAGAGAAGCCGTGAAAGTGCATTATTAACTTATTTAGGTGTAAGCAATGTTAACATGGAAAAGAAAGAAAGATTAATTACAGATGAAGTTAACGGGAATGAGGAGTTTGTAAATTTAAACCTTAGTATCAGAGCAAAAGGTAGATTAGACGCTATGGTAGAATTGCAAAAAATATATCCGGAAGTGAAATGTGTTCTAAATATAGAATACTTACAACAATTTTTTGAATCATTAAGAAGTGAGGTAATGGGTGATGGCATTTTATAAATATAACCTAGAACTTAGACATATAGACAACCTTTTTAATTTTGATTATCCATTCTTTAATGAGGACTTAAAACCACAATTTGAGAAGCTCTTTATAAAGAGATATGCTTTTAGGCAAATTGGATTTCCAACCATTGGGGAGTTTAAATTTAGACTTCAATCTTACCTAGAAGAAAATAACGATTATTTTAAACAACTATGGGAAATTGAATTAAGAACTAAAGCCATTGACTTTATGAACAATAAAGAATATACAGAAACGTTAACTAGAGATATAACAGAGAAGGAAAAAGAGGAAATTATAAATAAAAGCCTTCAAGAATTTATGTCATCAGAAATAAGCCAAAATAGGGGAGTTAATACAACAACTACTGATACTTTAAATTCTAATGTAAATGACGGTATGGCAAATCTAGGCTTTGAGAGTGGATTAACTGATAATACAAAGGAAACTATATCAGAAAATTTAGGCTCTAGCAACTCAACAACTGGTAATAATTCAAGCAATACAAATAGCTCCGATAACTCAAACAGAGATAAATTATTTACTGAAAATGTAGTAACTCATGGAGTAGGTAACATAGGGGTAACAAGTGCGTCAGATTTAAAGAAAGGTTGGATTGAGGTAACTTATTCATTAATTAGTAAAGTAATAGACGGTGGATATGATTTATTTTTACAGAGATATTAAGGAGGATTGAGTAAATTGAAGTATTTTGAGATAAACGAGTTACTTGAGAAATATCCGGATAAACTAATTTATATTATAATAAGTGGTAGGGGATATGGTAAGTCATGGAGTTTACAGAAAAAAATGATAGATGATTTTTTAGAGTACGGAGCACAAAGCGTTGTACTTAGAAGGTTAAAAACTCAAGCAGACGAAATGCAAGAAACTTATTTCGATAAGCTCCTTGAGAGTGGAGCATATGACGGCTACACATTTAAAAGAGTTCATAATAAAATGTATATTGACGGTAAACTATTTTGTACCTTCCTAGCCTTAAATGGTAGTGGAGTTGGTCGTGGTGGGTCATATGGAAAAGTTATGAACATAGTCGTTGAGGAAATAATGCCTGAACCTGGGGAGCATAAAGTAAAAAGAGAATATCAAAAGTTAGAAAGTTTCTTGGCAACCGTTGACAGATTTGAGGACAGAATAAAAGTATTTTGCGTGGGTAATAATACTGGGTACTATTCTCCAATATTTGACGCTCTTAAACTATACCCAACTTTAAAAGAAGAAGGATATACAAGTAATGAGGTAGCCGTAATTCAAAAAGCTCAATCAAGTAATGAATTTAAAGAAACCGTAAGAAAAACTAAACTCGGTCGATTAATGGAGATAACTGGAACGGCTAAATATAACATTGATAATGAAAACATCTCAAATGATACTTTCAATTGCGTCAATAAAAAGGAGCTTAAAGAAACTAATAAATTGAAACTTAAATTTAGAGTTAGAGTGGACAAAGACAAAGTAATCACTATATGGGAATGTCAAGGGAAAGAAGTTTCATATTATTACGTTGATAATGCTACTAAGGGATTAACTCAAGAATACTTTTTCGACTTTGAATACCAAAAGGGTAACAATAAACATATTACACAACTTAATCCTTATACCATTAAGGAGCTTGAACTTAATAATAAGCTCGGATATATTTATTTTAATAATCCGGAAACTAAATACTTATTTAATCAAATCAATCTATTCTTTAAAAACTCGAAAGGTGGAAAATAAATGATAAATAAATTAAACAAATGGGATTTAAATTGTAGCGTATTCAACTCTTATGACTTTGACGACTGTATGAGCTTAAATGAATTACTATGCAGATTTTTTACTAAAATAAATGAGTGTATAGAAGCAAGTAATAAATCATTAAATTTACTTGAATGGCTTCATGAGGTAGGTTTAAAGCAAGAAGTTGTTACATTATTAGGTGAATGGAAAGATAACGGGACTTTAGCCGAACTTATTTCAGAGCAAATACTTGAAGAGATTAAGCAAAATATTGCTAATAACCAAAGTGCTATTACAGAGCTTCAATCCAAAGATACAGAGCATGACAATTCAATTAATGAACTTCATGAAAAAGACACCCAACTAGACACCGAAATAGAAGCCTTAAAACAAAAGGACGCTTCTTTAGACGGCGATATTTCAACTATCAATAATAATATTGAAGCCTTACAACAAAAAGATAGTGAACATGATAGCTCTATACAATCTTTGGGGGACAGAATCACAACAAATGAAGGTTCTATATCTACTTTAAATAATGAAGTTACAGAATTACAAGCTAAAGATTTAAGTTTAGAAAACGGATTAAATGAGCTTAAAAATTCATCAGTAATTAAGGTTGTAAAGAATGAAAGTGAACTAAGGGACGCACTAGGGAAATACAATTCTATCATTTGTGATTTTGCTACCTTAGATTTAACTCAAGCTATCGAAGTCCCTTCTAATACTAGACTTATGTCTTTTGTTGATACAGTTGTTAAAAACTCAACTGGTAATTTAGATAACTTAATGAGAAATAAGTCAAATGGTGGGGGTGGTTATACTGGCTCAAAGAACATTATAATTGATGGTTTTGTTTTTGACGGTTTAAATAGAGAAACTACTGGATTAACTTTACTTGGCTTCGGTCATACTCAAAATATAGGTATAGTAAATTGTACTTTTAAAGACCACCATATATGGCATATGATAGAATTAAACGCTTGTAAAAATGCAATTGTTAAATATAACTCATTTACTAATTACGGAACTAGAGGAGCTGGAGCGTCCGAAGTAATTCAACTGGACGGAGCTTTTGAAACGACTGTATTCCCGTGGTTTGGTCCATACGATAAAACAATGTGCACTAATATATTTATTGAAGAGAATGATTTTAGTAACATTGGTCTTATTACTAATCAAATTGCTTGTATAGGTAACCATTGGTATGAGGAAGGTTATACAACAATGCACGTTAGAGTTAGAGATAACAGAGGTTCAAATGTAGCGTGTTTTGTGAAACTTAATGATTATAAGGATTTAATAATTGAAAATAATGATATATATAATATTGGTATTTTCTCATACTTCAGAGGGCAACAAAATGCTACAAATAGATTAACCTTACACAACAATAGCGTATATGGTTGGGACGGTTTTACCGGTGAACAAAGATTAATTATGATTGAAAATAATTCAAACTCTCCAAAATGTGAAAGAGTAACTATTACAAATAATAAAATATCTAACATGGCAACTCATGCAATAGGTATTACGGCAGATGATGTTGTAATAAGTGAGAATACAATAAGAGGGGTCAAGAAAGTTGGTATTTATATGTATGGTGGGGAAAGGTGGAGCGTTAACAATAACATTTTATTCTTTGTTGGTGATGATACAAGCTCACCGCAAATAAAAGTTGGGGGTAATGCTTCACTACCTACTAAACACTTTACGGTTACGGGTAACGTATGCGTTGGTAACTCTAAAGTAGGAGAGATTAACGTTGCAGAAACTACCGGCGTAGGTGTAGTTAGTGGTAACGTGGCAAATGTAACCGGAAGAACTACAAATATAGTTAAAGCAAATAACGTTGACCAAAACAACGGTAATAGAAACTAATAAAAAAAGAGAGGATTTAACCCTCTCTTTTTACATATATTCATTAACTAATATTTTACATATCTCATAAGCATATACACTTCTAAATCTATTTAACATTAAGTTTAATAATTGAGTTCCTTCGTACTGATGTATGATGTCTTGCTCTTGAGCTTCTTTATCTTTCAATAATGAAAGTTTTCTAAACTCTACGATTTTAAATTCTTCATATGGTAGGTTCTTTTTAAATAGTTCTGTAAGTTCGTTTAACTCATTTATCCAATAATCAAATTCCTCAAGGTATTCTAAAGCGATTTGGTCGTCAAGCTTGTTAATGTCATTTAAATGCAATTTCTCAAATGCTTCATTCGAGCTTTCATATGATTTTAATAAAAATTCTTTTGTAAGTGCAAGGTTATTATCCATTTCTATACTCTCCTTTTCAACTGTTATAGTTTCTTGTATTGGTTGTGGTTCTATATCATTAGTTGGTAGAGCCATTAAGACCCCGCCACCTATTGAAAACATGAATAATAAAGTGTAAATTAAACCCTTCATGGCATATGCTCCTTATCTATCGTAAGTCATTTTATAAATTATTGTAACATCATCTTTAAAGAAGTAATGAGGAAATTTATTATTAACTTTGATTATATAGTAGTCCTCATGTTCTTCTGTAATAGTACCGTAGTATATTTCACCCTTAAATTTAAATTTGCAATATTCACCCATTAGAATTTTACACCCCTTCTCTTAGTTATTAAAATATAATTCTCTTTTAATCCGATAGTGATTTCTAACATATCTTTAATTTCTTGAAAGTTTTCAAATTCAGAGCCGAAATATGAAAATCTTACGCCATTAGTAGTTTTTAATAACTCTTTTAATTGCTCCTTTGTAATATGTTCACCTTCTAATACTACGTGCTTTGATTTTCCATTTTTAGTTGCTTTTATTATTTTCATTATTATACACTCCTTAACATTTCAGTTTCTATTATATCAATAAATTTATTAACTACTCTATGACCTTGTACAGAATTTAAAGCACCTTCGGGATATGCTTCATATATTAACTCAAAAGCCTTATCTATTCTTTCACTAAAAGAAAGTAATAACTCAAAAGGCTTGTCCGATTTTTGAATAGCTTCTAAAACCTTCTTTTTAAATTCTTTAATTGGCGTGTCATTTCCTTTTAACGCCCTTCTAAATGCTCCATTATCTTTAAAAAGTCCTATGTTAGATATGATATTAAAAAATTCAGTTTGGATTGCTTTGTTTACGCTTGAGCGTACATTTCTAGTATTTAGTTTCTTATAAAGTCTATCGTTGTTTATTATCTTTTTAACATCAGTTGTATCGACTGTACCGTCCTTTAAAAGACTATCACGTAATTTAGTTTTACGTTCATTAACGATTTTCTTTTTATTTTCTATTTGATAATTAGCCTTTGCCTTGTTACCAACTATGGTCACATATTCGTCAGATAAACCAAAATATTTTTGTGCCTTTTTCATATTGTCTTTGTCTTGTAAGAATATATAACTGTTATTTTTAACAGCCTTGTCCCATTTTTTCATAAATTGTTGTTTTGTTGTTCTTTTAGCCATTTTATTTATTCCCCTTTCATGTCTTTATTATAGCATTATATAGGGAGCATTTCAACCCCTATTTGAAAAAAATTTAATGTGGCACGTAAGTCGTATTTTGGATAACGAAATCTATATTAGTTAAAAGCGTACCACCTTTAACTTGTTTACTTTGTAATTTCCCCTCAATTGCTTTACCTAAATAAAATTCATTAAATCCTTGTTTTGCTAGTATTGATTGAGCTTTTTTGGGTACACCTGCACACGCAACACATAACTTATTTGAGTTAGTGTCGTAGAGCATATACTTTTTAGCTCCTAGAGATTTAAATTTATCAAATTCATGTTCTAAGTCCCATTTACCTAATTCGTACCCGTCAAGCTCATAATTAATCTTTTTAAGAGCTTCTATTAATTGCTCCTTAGTTAGAGAGCAATAAATACTATCTGTGTCAGTATATAAGAAGTTTTTAACACCTATTGCTTCAATTACCATAGTCTGAATTTCAACTCTAGCGTAAGCCGTAACAAAAGAAGCAAAAGGGACGTAATATTCTTCACTATCATATTCCAGTAATTCAATTTCATTTTCATTTTGGCGTAACTCTTTTTTGCAACCTATATCCCATGAGAAAATGCCGTCATCATTTAAAAATAGGTTGTCCAATGTTTTTCTAACCTTTGACCCAAATTTACCATATAAGGAATTTAATAGTACTTTTATTGAAGAATAAAGAGCGTCAAGACCTTTTTCACCGTTGTTTATTCTTCTTTTTACTTCATCTTTCATTAAATATAGTTCCTCTATATACTCTCTTAAAAGACCCTTTTCGGCTTTATATAGTAATACCTTACCAGTTCTTAAACCTTCAAAAGTGATTTCATCATCTATAAAATCAATTTCTCCATGATAACCAAACTCATAATATTTATTTAAGAAATCATATTCAACGTTAGTTATTGTAAAGTTATAGTTTGCAATTTCCTCGCAACCTTTTTTATATATTTGTATTTTATTATCGTTGTCCCAATAATTTCTATTTATAAATGTATTACCATTTTGTACTACTTTTCCTTCATGTTCAAAAGACATTTTCTTAAATTCCATAGTTGCATTTACTGACCCTAATTGTATAACTTCTAAATCATATTTTTCACATTTTGGTCTTACATAATCAAAACCAGTATTTATTATGAAAACATGGTCGTCCATTATAAGCCCATTTTCTTTCATGTATTCTCTCATATCTTCGATACTGTTAAATTCCATTGGCGCTCCATATGGTAATAAACCAAAGCACATTTGAGACGGATAACTTGAGTTTTTATCAATAGAAGTACCATTTTTCTCTACTATGTTATTTATATGTTTTAGGTTTGCGTGCGTCCACCCACCACGGTATGATAAACGCTCCATATCTTTAATTTCTTGTTTTAATTCAATTCTTTTTTCTATTTCAAAGTGTTCATTGAATAGCTCTCTAGCTCCCTTAATATCTGTAATTTCGCTTTCCCCATTACTGAAAGTGTAAGCTATTGCCGTATTGAAGGCTATTGACGCAGATGTTTTAAGATTATCATTTAAATAAATAGTTTTCTCCTTACCTTTAAAAGTTAAAAGAGTATCATAATAAAAGTCCTCAACTAATTTCTTAGTTGCGTATAAGTCGTTGTATAGATATTCAAGCTCTAAAGCATTTAAAATATGACCATTAGCTCTAACTTTGTCGTAATCATATTCCTCATTAAGTTTGTAATACATTTCTTCCATTTCAACGAACTTATGAGCTTTTTCTAGGCTAGTTTGTGCAACCTTTAGCGTATCCCAAAATTCTAAATAAATTCTTACCTCTTGCTCAACTAATTTTCCTTTATTTTTCCCTTTAGATATTATCTTTTGATTTATGATAGTATCTTTTAAACACACCTTAGCTCCATAGTGTACACCGTTAGCTTGAGTTATATTATAGCAACCAGTATCTAACATGACCTTATTGAAAGAGCAACCTTTTTTATCATTGTATGCTATTACACCGGTAGAATATACATAACCTAAATTATTTAAAACATATTGCATAAAGCTATTTTCATACTTTACGTTATGCACCCCTACCTTAATAGTTATATCTAGATTCTTTTTATCTCTCTTTTGGTTGTTCTTTAAATAAAATTTTAAGTTAGCTTGTACAGTTTTATAGATGTTCTCGAAAAACATTTCCCACGTTTCACATACAAACATATTATTATCTTTATCCCCTACGCTCATTACACCTACGGCATAGGTTTTTACTTCTTGCTCCATGTTTGTATCTAAAAGCATTTCCTCGCTTGTACGGCAAGTTTCTGTGTCTAATACGTAGTGAGTTGTTAATGGTATTTCAGATAATTCAGTAAAGCATTTATCTTTTATTATATTGTAGTGTTCTTGATTTATTACATTTAATTTAGTTACTTGATATTTCATGGTACTTGTCCCCTTTCACTTGTTAACTTTATTATACAATAAAAAAAGACACCTTTCAAGTGCCTTTTTAAAATTAAACCATGTCATTTATAACTATTATTAAATAATCCTTATCGACTTTCACTCCTATTACTTCTAAATCCTCTATTATACTAAATACTTCCGTTTCACTTGCTATATCATATTCGTACCCTTGAAATATCATATATGCCATAGAATTACTATTGGTAGATATTCCACGGATTTTAATATCTGTATCTTTATAACAAAAATTTTCAATAAACTCTTTAAGCTTCATTTTATCACCCCTATAGTTTTATAATAGCTTTAATTAATTTCCATTTAGCTTTTAACCTTGTTTTACCTTGACCTACTATAGAAAATTGTCTAGTGTCTGTTATGTTTAATCTATAGTTTAAATTACTTCCGAAAAATATTGGTTCACTATCCTTAGTTACTACTATAACATCATTTACACATACACGGTCTTTTAAAAATTTAATCATATATACCCCTAATCATATAAAATATTACTTAATAAAATTACTATTGCTAATACTAACAATATAAAAATTAATGTACTCTTAAAAGTATTGTTATATAAATATAAAAATGATATGGCACTTAAAATAAATGCCACACATAATAATACACCTTGAAATATTTTTCTCATGCTCTATCACCTACCAAACTAAAACTTGTAATCTCATATCATATACAGTATTAATTAATATTTCCAAATGTTTTTCTATATCAACTTTTTTAAAGTGATTACATACGTAAAATTTCTTAATACCTTCATTACTTAAATTAACAAAAAATTTCTTTGATACTTCATAATCTTTGTTAGCGTTTGATAGCTTAGTCCATATAAAATTAATTTCGTTCATTAAATCCTTTTTTGTAAACATTGTTCATTATCTCCTTTTTTCATTAAATCATTTATTAACTTTATTATACATTTATAACCTAACCATGTCAATACCTTTTTTGAAAAAAATATTTTTATTTTTCATTGACATAATTATAATGCTATGATATAATTATATTGTAAATTAAATTCTTGGCATGATAAACACCTCCTTTCTAAAGATAGACCTTATTCAATTTTCTAAAATGGGAATTGATTAGGGTTTATTTTTTATTGTTATATA